CTAACTTTTGGGCATATCATCTGCTGAATACATTGGGAGAAGTGTCACTGCGCCGATCATGTCGGTGCCGGAGACGGCAGAATAAAACTGCGTTGTAACGTCTGTCGAGCTGTGGCCCATAAGTGCCGCAGCAGTCTCCAATCTTACACCGGCCTTCCTAAGGTTAGTGCAAAATGTTGCTCTAAATGCGTGGAAGTGCTTCGGCTCGAATTCCGGCTCTGCCTCGCTGATTTTCGCATAGAGACGTTCAAGCGATCTGCGCACATCGGACGGGTCCAGCAGTTTGCCGGTGTTTGATGTAAAAATGTAATCAGTCTTATAGTGGCGGCTTCGCATTTCCATTTCGTGCTGCTTCTTCTGCTTTTCCAATTCTGCCACGATAAACGGATGCAACGGAATGGTCCTGTATGATGCCCTGCTCTTAGGCGGGGTGATTTTCCCATGCTGATATTGCTTGTCAACGTGGACGGCTCCGTCATAGATGTCGGAGTAGGTGAGCGCTCTCAGTTCCGCAGATCTTAGGCCTGTGCCCAGGGCCATCACCAAAAGCAGTCTGAGCCGATGGTCAGCTGACCAGTCCATAAGGATTTTGAGGGATTCATCGCCCCAGGTCACTATTTCGTGTTTGGCGGTCTTCTGTTCCTGCTTCGGGATGATAACGCCAGCCATCAGATCAGCGCAGTAACCGCCGGAGGAAAGCCACTTAAACAATAAACGCATAAACTTGCCGATGCTTTTAATCGTAGCAGGCGAGCATGTCAGCCTGTTAAAAAACAGCTGCATGTCCATCTGGTCAATGTCTATAAGCATGTGGCTCATCAGCTCTACGTCAGGCTTGACATAGTTGCGATACACGGAGCCGTAGAGCGTCCGTGTTCCTTCAGAATATTTAGTGTTGACCGCCAAGACATTCTCCGCGTAAAAATCGGCTAGAGAGCCAAACGTGGCCTCAGGGCGCTTCGCTGACTCAACCTTTGCCTGCTCGGTCAGCCATTTTTTATATTTTGCTTCTGCGTCGGTCTTGTTCTTGCCGTTAAAGTTCTTAATGACCTGCTTCTTTTTTCCGTCCACCATCTTATAGCCAACTGTTACTCTGAGCCGGTAGTAATCGTGGCCGTTGACAGATGTGTTGGTTTTTCCCTGTGCCATGTTATTCCACCTTGACTTTGGTCATTATTTCAAGCGTAGCGCCATACTTTTTCTTGCCGTCATCTCCGACAAAATCATAGATATGCATGTCATTGCCATAGTAGTCGTCTGCGTTTATGATTTTGCTTACATGGTCAACCATATTTGCAGGGATATTTCCGACTGTTTTGCCCTCAAACACAACATACATTGCCGGTTTTCCATCATACTCATACGGCTCAAAATCTGCGCCTCCGGCATTGACGCGGTCATCATCAAGCTCGTAATCATCCTTGTCATAGTTGTCCTTAAATGCGTCGCGAAGCGCTGCCTGCCTCGATGTGCCATCCTCGTTCCTGAAGGTTACACCGGCGACCGTGCAGTCAATTCTCTTGATCTCAAATTTTTCCTTTGGCTTCCTGTGAAATAAACTCATTTTTTGCTCCTTTCTTAATCAATGCATTATTATTTTTTCCAAGTTTTTATCAATAGATAAACCTAGTGCTTGCTGTGAACGTTTTGAAAGCGGAAGTATATTATTTATATCCGTTCCAGAGCAATATTCGTTGATTTCATACAAGAGATTATTAATCCTATTATCCATCATCGATAGTGTAACTTTGTACTTATTTGCCATTTCGCATATTGCTGCAATAGAAACACTGAAAAACTCGTTATCACCATTAACTTGCCATTGGTATTTATAATTATCAACAAATTCCGGGATGATTAACCTATATGGCATGATGATTTCAGCAGCTCCCTCATTTGCTTCCCATTCAATAAATGGATTTTGGCATGCTTTTATTTTGTCGTAGCAACTAAATGTTCCATTGTGTTCATTCGTGTGCTTTAAATAATGTATCAACTCATGCATTGCATAGAATGGTTTCTCGCTTGAGCTTCGAGCAGCATCCAACATTATCATTGGGGCATGGCAGCCATCTTCAGGGATCATCATTCCCCTAAGCCCTGGTGTCTCAAAATACCATTCGTGCATCTCAATTCCTAGCCGCTTACATAAATCTCTAATGCAAAATTGTGGATTTAGAAAATCAATATTTAGGCAAGCTTTTACGTTATCCGCATAGTTATAAAGCCGTTCTTTCGAGTAAATATCTGTCATTTTTGTTTTTTTGATTCTCCTATAATTCTTAATGCCATAGCAATATCATTAGGGTCAATGTTCTGGTCTTGGGCCTGCTGTGCAAAATTAGCATACATATCTCTTAACTTTTCAGTCTCTCCGGTCACTTCCATCGGTTCGATCAGCGAAGATTTGCTGATGTTAAAATAATTAGCTAGCAATTCGATTTTATCAATCCTTGGATAAGTATTCCCTTTTAACCAATCCGTAAAAGTTGTATATTTGATTCCAAGATCATCGCAGACAGCGTTTCTGTCTTTCCCGTATTTGTCCATAAAGAATTGCAGATTTTGCGAAAACGCCTCTTTCATTTCATTCGTTTCCATGACTTATCTCCTTCTCAAGGCTACATTATATATATATGTAACTGTATTATGATTTTACGACAAAACCGTAAAAATTGCAATAGTAATCTGAAAAAATACCGTAAAAATCGTTGACATTACGGTTAAACCGTAATATAATACCCTTGTAGTTAAGAAAAAATGAAAGGAGGTTACAAATGAGCATTACATTAAAGGCTGCAAGAGTAAATGCAGGGATGAGCCAGAAGGAAGCAGCAAAAGAACTTGGCATCTATCCCGACACATTGAGCCGTTATGAAACTGGGAAGGCTTATCCAAAAGTTACACTTGTCTTTAACATGGCAAAACTGTACGGAGTAAGTTATGACGAGTTTAATTTTTTGCCCACGATTACGGAATAACCGTACTTATATGCAAATGATATTACGGATATATCTGAAACTAAAAAAGCCCGCAGTTGGCGCTGCGAGCATGAGCTTGGGGCCGAGGCCCTAATCAAATTTGTCAATGCTATTTTAGCAGAAAGGAGCACGAAATGCAAGCGATGAGCGAGGCTGTTGTGCTGAAGCCGAAAGAGGTCGCAGAGATCCTGCGGGTCGGATATGCGACAGTAATGGAGCGGCTTAATGCCGGAGAAATCCCGGCCTATAAAGACGGAGCCGACTGGAAGATCCCGGCAGACATGCTGCACGAATACATCAGAACCCGCGCGGTCAATGAGACGGAGGAACGCAAAAATGAAAAAGTTTAGGTGGAATGGAAAAACATATAAATGGACGATGACACCGTGGCAGGCAGCTGCGCTGATCATGTTACTGGTCGCCGGTGTCTGGGCTAACATGTCACTAATGGCATCGCTGCCAATAGAGTAGGAGGCCATCATGGAAAATAAAGAGATAACAGTGCTATACGGCACAGTTGGCAAGATGCCTGACCTGGTCAAAATCGACCCGGAAGACATCAGTGCAATACATAAATTAATCGGAGGCTATTTTGAATGCATCACGATTGACGGCGACATGATCATGCTTGTCGACGTAGCAGCACGCATCAAGTCGAGACCATATGCGTGCACTATAAGAGCGCTCGATGCAGAGATCCCAATCTTTGGCGACTGGATGATAGTGCGGAAGAAAGGCCAGGGCTTCGGCTCGATCAACAGCCGGATGACTAAAAAATTCATGTGCGGGATTCTCCGCAACATCATGCTAGAGAAAGGGGCAACTAATGGAAAGTAAAAAATCGGTAACTGCAGAATCGGACGAAACCAATCTAACGCAAGAATCGGAGCCATGTGAAAAGAAGCATCCTGGGCGACCAGCGAGGAAGACGACAATAGATTTGGACATGGGAAAAGTCAAGGCGCTCAGAGCAGCTGGCTGGTCTTATGCAAAGATAGCCGACGAGATGCGTTGCTCGGCTCAGACGATTGTTAACAAGCTCAAAGCGGAGGAGGCGGAAAGCAATGACTGATTTTAACAGTGCTACACTCAACAGGATTTATAACTGCCTGAGCGAGACTTAACACAAGACCAGGTCGCGCATATGCACGGAGACATGTCTAAGCGATAGGCAGGTAAGGCGAGGCATACAGGAATTAAGAAACAAGGGCGTGCCGATCTGCTCAACATCACATAGCGGAGGCTACTGGATAGGCGACAGAGACGATGTCGATGCTCTTATAGCGGAATATAAATCGCGCGCGGTCAAGATGCTGTCAACCGCTTTGAGCCTTAGCCAGTACGACCCGATGCAGGAAAAATTATTTTAGGAGATAAATCATGGACAACGAAAAAACGATAAGTATCAGTCAGGAAGAATATAAGGAACTGATTGAAATCAAAACAAAGTTTGAGCTGCTGAAGGAGAGCGCGAGGGCGAACAGCTACAGGTCGAACTGGGAGAGCGCAATCTACGGGCTTGACAATGCCAGCAATGATTAAGAAATTAGTGCTCAGCGGACGCGATGAATGGCTCGTGGCTAGGTCTGGACGAATCGGCGGAAGCGATGCAGCGTCGGTGGTCGGCCTAAATCCATACAGAACAAATGTGGAGCTGTGGGAAATCAAGACAGGCCAAAGAGAGCAGGAAGACATCAGCGAGAAGGACTATGTCAAATACGGAACCGACGCAGAGCAGCACCTAAGAGCGCTCTTTCAGCTTGATTTTCCGCAGTACAAAGTCATGTACGAGGAAAATAACCTGTGGCTCAATGACGACCTGCCCTTTGCTCATGCTTCACTTGATGGTTGGCTAGAGGATCCCTTTGGGAGGCTCGGCATCTTGGAAATAAAAACGACCAACATTTTGAAGAGCATGCAAAAAGAAAAGTGGGACAATCGTATCCCGGACAACTATTACATACAACTGCTCCACTACATGATGGTGCTTCCTGATATGAAATTTGCGGAATTAAAAGCACAACTGAAATACGATTTTTCGGGCGAGATTTTCCTGCAGACTAAGCACTACCATATTGAGCGCGAAGACGTGCAAGACGACATTGATTACTTAGAACACGCCGAGCGCGTTTTCTGGGAGAAGATACAGAAAAAAGAGAGACCGGCACTCATTCTGCCGGAGATATAAGAGAGGTAAAAATGGAACTTATAATTAAAAAAACGACGTTTCCCGAGGCCATAGAGTTCAACTATGAGGAACTTAAACAGGAAATAGTGGCCACATCTGCTAAATATGCGAACATGGTCTACACAGATGAAACCATGAAGGAAGCAAAGGCCGACAGAGCAAAACTCAACAAATTCTGCGATGCTCTGAGCGCTGAGAGAATCAAGGTCAAAAAGAAGTGCCTGGAGCCTTACGATGATTTTGAGAAAAAAATCAAAGAGCTTACCGGCATCGTTGGCGAGCCGATCAGAGAAATCGATGACCAGGTCAAAGCCTACGAGCAGAAGCAGAAGGAAGAAAAGAAGGCACAGATAGAAGAGATTTGGGAAACCGAAAAGTCAGAGCTGACTGCGGACATTCCGCTGGCCAAGATTTGGGATGAAAAATGGCTCAACACTAGCACATCTATCAAGAAGGTCAAAGAGGACATCCGCGACGCTATCGGCAAGATCAACACTGACTTAAAGACGCTTGGAATGCTTCCAGATTTTGCTTTTGAAGCAAAGGAGTACTATCTGAGAACGCTGGACATCACCGCTGCAATAACAGAGGGCAAGAGACTTGCAGACATTCAGGCGAGAAAGCAGGCATATGAGGCGGAACAGGCGCGCATCAAGGCAGAAGAGGAAGCAAGACAGCCTGAGCCTCAGCCGGTGCAGGCAGCAGAGGCCATTGAAGAAGCACCGCAGACAGTCGAGCCAGACAGACAGTGGTACAATTTCTCAGCGTTTCTGTCAATCGACGAAGCGCAGAGGCTTGGAAACTTCTGCAGAAACAGTAATATCAAGTTAAAGAGAATTTAAGGAGGAACATCATGGCAGTTAAAAACGCATTGGCACCGCAGAAAAAGGCGCTTGGAATCGGCGCATATCTCAGCCAGGACGCGGTCAAAAGAAAAATCAACGAAGTAGTAGGCGGCAAGGATGGCCAGAGGCTGATCACCGCAATCGTGTCTGCGACAACGGCAAATCCAAAGTTGCAGGAATGCACCAATCAGAGCATCCTTTCGGCTGCGCTCGTCGGCGAAGGCCTTAAACTTTCGCCGTCTCCGCAGTTAGGCCAGTATTATATGGTGCCTTTCGAAAACCACAAGACCAACGAGACAGTTGCGCAGTTTCAGTTGGGATATAAGGGCTATATTCAGCTGGCGCTTAGGTCTGGTTACTATAAGAAACTCAATGTGCTGGCAATCAAAGAAGGCGAACTCGTCCACTTTGACCCGCTCAACGAGGAGATAGAAGTACATCTGATAGAGGACGAATATGAGCGTGAAAACGCACCTACAACCGGCTACTATGCTATGTTTGAATACCTCAACGGATTCAAAAAAGCAATGTACTGGAGCAAAGAAAAGATGATATCACACGCAGACAGATACAGCATGGCCTTTTCGAAGGACGGCGGTGGCGGAAAGTACAAAAAAGTTTCATATGCAGATTACCTATCGGGTAATTACGACAAAAAAGACGAATGGCTTTACTCATCATTCTGGTACAAAGACTTTGATGGAATGGCCTTTAAGACGATGCTGCGCCAGTTAATAAGCAAGTGGGGCATCATGTCGATAGAGATGCAGACAGCATACGAGAACGACATGGGAGTCATCAGCGAGGACGGAAAAGTTACGTATGTTGAAAATGACGAGCCGGAATTTGACCAGGCTAACATTGTTGAGCCAGTGACTGCTGAGGAGCCTGTTGAAGTTGAGCAGGCGGACGAAGCACAGGCAGCACTATTTGGAGACGGAGGCGATTTTTAAATGAATTCAGTAACACTGATCGGGCGCCTGACGCGTGACCCGGATATCAAATACAGTCAAAACAACATGTGCATCGCTTCGTTTTCCGTCGCTATCGACAGACCAGTGAAAAGCGGAGAAGAGAAAAAGACAGATTTCCCGAGAGTGACATGCTTCGGGAAGACTGCGGAAAACTGTCAAAAGTATCTCGCAAAAGGCAGACTCGTCGGAGTGCTGGGCAGGATCCAAACAGGCAGCTACGAGAACAAAGACGGCGTAACAGTCTACACAACAGACGTGGTCGCGGACAGAGTGGAGTTTCTCGAATGGGGAGACAAAAAGCAGGGCACACAGGCATCATCTGCCGATGTCATGGCAGAGAGCAAGGACCAGTCGGCAGTGCCTGACGGCATGGCCAATGATTTTGCGCAAATAGACGAGGATGTACCGTTTTAAGGAGGGCTAAATGAACAGCAGGGAAAAAGGCAAGAGGGGCGAGCGAGAACTCGCCTCGGCCCTGCGCTACTATGGTTATGACTGCCGGAGGGGCCAGCAGTACTGCGGGTCAAACGGCGATGCTGATGTCGTCGGCCTTACGGGCATACACGTAGAGTGCAAAAGGGTAGAAAAATTGAACCTATATGATGCGATGAGTCAGTCGATATCTGATACACGCGGCGGCGAAATGCCGTCTGTCATGCACAGAAAAAATCACTGCGACTGGCTGGTCACGATGAGACTGTGCGACTGGATAGAGATTTACAAAGAATGGAGTGGCAGCAATGGGCAAAAAGAGGATGTTTAGCATTGATATAGTAGGTTCTGACGATTTTCTGGACATGCCTATATCAACTCAGTGCCTCTATTTTCACCTTGGGATGCATACCGATGACGATGGTTTTGTTAACAGCCCAAAGACGATACAGCGCACGGTCGGAGCATCTGACGACGACATCAAACTCCTCATTGCCAAACATTTTGTTATCACATTTGAGTCTGGTGTGATGGTCGTGAAACATCATCTGATTAACAACAACATAAGAAATGACAGATACAAGCCCAGCCAGTACGAGGATGAAAAAGCGCAGCTGTATATCAAACGCAATAAAGCGTACACACTTAACGGAAATCAGGACGGAGCAGTGCCAGCGTTGCCTGTTAAATGCTCAAATTCCAACGGTTCTAACGTTGGTATACCAAATGACAACCAATGGTATACCAATGGTATACCTAACCTAACCCAACCTAACCTAACTAAACATAACTCAACCCAACCTAACCAAAGCATAGCGGACCGGCTGACGGAGGATGAGACGAGACGACTGAGGGAGAGATATGGCAATTATGATGACCTGATAAAAAAGGTCGACGGCATGATCGCAGTCAACAACACAGAGGTCAGAAAACCTTACTCTTACATCTCTAAAATCGCAGACAACGAGAATTGGCCATCAGTCATAGAGGCAAATGCCAAGAAAGCGAAGCGGGAAGCAGCGCTGAAGGCTAGAGAGGAAGCGGACAGGCGGCTGGTAGAGGAAGCACAAAAGAAAGCGGAGGCACTTAAACATGATCAAAAAATATGACCAGTATACCGACCATGACGGTCACTTTTACCACGTCGCCGACATTACAGGCGACATCATCACATTAAGAAGCATCAGAAACAGCAGTTTTGAAAAGACCAGGACAGTCATCGTCAAGAAGAATGAAATCAACAAGAGGTTTGAGAAGACGATAGCCGGAGAGGTCAAAACATACCACATAGGAGAAGAATGATGGAACCGCATTTTACAGTTGAAAACGGCGACGGCTATGTCACATTAAAGTTTTGGGTTAGGCTTGACCATTACCAGATAGCAAACATGAGCGACGATGAAATGAGGCACATGGTCACAGAGCCGGCACTAGCGATGCTAAAGGCCGCTAAAAAATTAAAGCGATAAGATTAACGGAGGTAAATTATGAAACAGCACAAATCAATTATCAATCTGCCGGTTGAGCAGATATTGGAGCATCCGGACAACCCACGCAAGGACCTGGGCGATCTGTCCGAGCTGACAGAGTCAATCAAGAAAAACGGAATCATGCAGAATCTGACGGTGGTGCCAGGGAAAATAGACGGTAAAGCGTGGGTCGTCAAACCAAACACATACACCGTCATCATCGGTCACAGAAGACTCGCAGCATCTAAAGCAGCAGGGCTGACTGAGGTGCCGTGCCGCGTGATCGAGGATATGACGCACAAAGAAATGGTCAGCATGATGCTAGAGGAAAACATGCAGCGAAACGACCTGACTATAGTTGAGCAGGCTCAGGGCTTCCAGATGATGTTGGATTTAGGTTCGACTGAGGCGGAGATAGCGGACAAGACAGGGTTCAGCAAGACGACGGTTCATCATCGTTTGGAACTTGCAAAGTTGGACAGAGAAGTTTTGACCGACAAACTTAAAGACGACAATATCCAGATCAACATGACGGACCTCTTCGAGCTGGAAAAAATCGAAGATGTCGACGAGCGCAACATGATTCTGGAAGATGCTAAATATACCAACGACATTAAGTATAAAGTGCAATCCGCACTGAAACAGAAAGAGCGTGACGAGAACTTTGAGGAATTGTTTGGGCAGGTAAAGATTTACGGTGTAAAGCAAAACACCAAAATCAGCGCATATAGCAACGGATACGAGGTGCTTCAGAGCATCAATCTGAATAAACTGCCTGAGAGTTTTGATTTTAAGAAGCAGGACCCGACCAAATGCATTTTGACGCGTGACAACTATAACGGTTACGACGCTTATATCGTGATCAAAAAATCCGACATGCCAAAAGAGAAAGTTGTACTGAGCGCTGAAGAAATCAAAAGACGGAGAGTCGAAGCCAACCACAAGATTGCAGACGAGAAACTTAAGGCACTGAAGGGCAAACTGCTCGGCATGCTGATAAGAGTTGTGAATGAGGACCTTAAGCCTAACGAAATGCCAGAGGACGAAATCGCACACACAGCGTTATGCATGTCGCTGAAGGGGAAAGGCTATATCACAGGCAGAGACATCATCGCCTACTATGAGGGCAGGAAATATTGGGAAATCGATTTTGAAGATATGGACAGTTATAACAGCTTTAGTGTTATGCAGTTGGCTCTGATGCAGCTGCTGGCTACACAGCAGGATGACACTCCGTTTGAATGGAATATGGCATATCGCGAAAGCGAGGCAAACGAACTGCTGAAAATCTGCGAACTGATGTCACAGTTTGGATTCTCACTGACGGAGGACGAGAAAAGGCTGCTGGCCGGAACGCACGAGCTGTATGAAAGAGAGGAAAAGTAATGAAACAGGAAAACCTCGACACCAAATATCTGTGCATCGCAGAGAACTTATATCACGGTAACGTCTGGGGAGTGACTGGGGCAGTAATGACACTGAGAGAATGGATGTTATTTCTCATGGGAAACAATGCCATAGATTACTTTGACGGATACGGAAACGACGAAATTGTTGAGTACATACGGCAGAACAGAAATGTCAAACTAATAAACGTTGGAGGGAGAAAGTAATGGATGCAGTTAAGTTTTTAAAAGAGGCGCAGAGGATGTGTGATGATTATTGGGATTTATCCTGCGAGGGTTGCCCGAATGAGAATAATGAAGATGAATGTTCTGGCGGAATCATCAGCATCGAGGATGCAGAAATCAACATTTATCGAGTAGACATTTGGTCAGCAGAGTATCCAGCTAAGACAAGGGCAGAAGTATTTAAGGAGTTATTTCCTAATGGTAATAAGAGATTCTGTCCTCAATTTATTGGAGGAAATGAATATTCTTGTCTTGGAAAATTATGTGAAGATTGCAAAGTATTTTATTGGGGCGATATAGCACCAAAGGGGTTCGGAGAGAGGGATTCAAAAGGTGAGCAGAAATGATTGAATATAAAGGCTGCAGAAACTGCAAGTATCAGATAGAACCATTGAGAACATGCGAATGGTTTGAGACTGTAGAACATAAAGAAATATGGTTAAAGTGTCCAAGATGGGAGCCAAAAGATAAGTTGCAGGTGAGCAGAAATGACTAACGGCGATAAAATAAGGGCGATGACAGACGAAGAACTTGCAATGTTACTTTTTAAATGCCCATACGAGAATGAAATAGGAGACCATTGCACCGAAAACACTAAAAATATTGATGGTGAGATTGTCATGGACTGTGATGCGTGTACATTGGATTGGCTGAAGTCGGAAGTAAAGGAGAGTGAGCAGGATGAGTGATAGATTGATTAGTGCATATAGAACAAAATTTATAATGCGAAAGCAAAATTGTACTTATTGTGAGTACAGGCTATGTGATGGATGT